TGCAGAACCCGGCCGTGCTCCAAGACCCTAGACTCAAGCTTCTCTTCAACCAGGCAGCCGAGCAGTTCGGTATCTCCCCGGCAGAGCTTGAGTTCGCAGACCAGCAGGCCACCCAGATGACCAATAACGGCCAACTTCCGACACTTGCTCAGGGGCAACCCGGCCAGGGAGGGCCGCCCCAAGCTAAAAGTCCCCAGGCCCCAGAGCCAGCATTATCAACTAATCAATAAAACATGAAATATAACCAAGACTTGAACGGCAGCAACGACAAGCCATTCCCGCAGATCGGGAACTTCGTTGTTGACGCCGAAATGGCCTCACTTGGCGAAGGACGTATTGTCACCCCGAGCACAGACCACGGCAATGTTGCAAATCATTTCGGGCAGGTGAAGTACGCACGCCGAGAAGGTGCGGTCTCTATCTACAAAGACGAGACAAGGAACACTGCAAATGACAACGCCGCAAGCAAGAAAGCAGAATCGTCTTGTGCCGGCGATGAGACCGAGGAATCACAGGGAATCTAATGAAGCAAGTACCTACCAGATTTTTGCAAGACCCAGACTGGTATCAGGTCGAAGAGCTCGTATTGGAGTTCATCAATCCACTACTCGATCTCTCGACAGTCGATATGACCCAGCCAGCGGAACACGTCAAAGCAGAGATTCTAGGAAGAAAGATGTCCTATGACGCCCTTATAGGCCTCACAAGGGCATCAGGGATGGTACGAGCGGGGAAGTTACCAGAAAACAAAGAAAACATATTCAAATGAACCCAGAACGAGAAAACATAACGGTAGGCACCCCAACTATGGGTGATCCTACTGTGAACCACATTAAGAATACCGCCCTCGATGCGAATGCACCTATACAGGGCGGGGCAGCCTCGATCGGTACTGACTACGCCTTCGGAGGTCAGACCAAGAGTGCTAGCACATCAGGCCCAACTGGTTTGGTAGAAACTACAGCATCAACTGAGAACCTTTCCGCAAAGTATAAGTACCCGAATGTAAGTCAGGACACTGTGTCTCAGGATATGGTGGCTAAGCCGGGAAGCTCTATCTAATGTCGAATAACAGAGAGTCATCAAATCCTCATTCCCCGACGATGGCAAACGACAAGGGGGTGGAAATACTGCAGATCGTAATTGACTGGTACAGGGGGAACAGAAACTCCTTCACTTCGGCGCAGGCGACAACAATTGGCACGGAGATTGCAAATGTGCTCAACAACACGACGAAGGTGTAGATTCTTGAGGGCTTAGCGCAGGGCCACCTCCTCTAAAAAGCCAGCGCATGTGAAGGAAAACACTCTAAACCACCTAATCTATAGCTTATATGGATGAGAACGGAAATGTGATCGACGACACTTCAAACGTCGGGGTTCCTGCCACCGAAACGGCAGAAGAAAAGGCGGCTAGGCTCGAAGAGGCTAACAAAAAGCTCTTCGCCCGCGCCAAGACAGCAGAAGCGGAAGCTAAAGCTCTCAAGGAGAAAGCACCCATTAGTGAGCAGGTGGCTCCAAAACCATCGGACATTCTAAAGGCAGATGAGTTCAAGCTTTACCGCCAAGGCTACACTGAGGCTGAAATAGACCTCATTATGCACAACGGCGGAGCGAAGATTCTTGAGGATAAGACCAATCCTCTCGTACTCGGCCTACAGGCTGCAAAAGAGCAGCGTGGCGCAGAAGACGCAGCGAACTCTGTCCGCGACTCATCTGGACTTTCGGAAATTGAACGAAAGTACACCGAGCAGGATATGAGAAACATGAAGCCCGATGAATTGGCACAGCTTATCGGACACGCTGATAAGTAAACCTGCTCTCGTTCCTAACAATTAATTAACATGGCATCAAGCGCAGCAGGTCTTATTACACCGGTACAGGTGTATTACGACAAAGTGTTCTTGGATCGCGCAAAGATCGAGCTTAGGCACGATTTCGGCGCACAGGTCAAGAACGTGCCTTTGAACTCTGGTGCAGTGGTTCGTTGGACGAGATTCTCGCCCCTCGCTCTCATTACCTCAGCGCTCTCAGAGGCGACAAATCCTGCAGAAGTAGCAATGACCGCTACTCAGGTATCTGCAACTCTCGCAGAGTACGGCAACGTGACGAACGTTTCCTCTCTCTTCTCGATGACGCAGATCGACGTAGACCTCAAGGAACACGTCGAAGTGCACGGTCAGAATGCAGGTGAATCTATCGACCAGCTCATCCGTAACGAATTGCACTCTGGTGCAACCGCACAGATCGTAGCAGGTGCAGCAACCATTACTGACATCCACCTCACGGACGTTATGACTGGTCTTGAAATCCGCAAGGCGGTTCGTACCCTCAAGCTCAACAAGGCCCAGAGGTTCGAATCCGGCCTCTATCGTGGTATCATTGGCCCTGCATCCTCATACGACCTCTTCGGTAACTCGGAATGGCTCGACGCTCACCGCTACACAACGTCGGACGCTATTGAGCGTGGCGTTGTGGGCAAGCTTCACGGCGTGGAGTTCGTAGAGACTAACAACCAGTATGTCGCCCTCTCAGCGGGCTTCTCTGGTACACCAGTCTCCGCAGCTTCCGCAGGTGTTGCTAACGTCTACTCGACCTTCATCTTCGGTAAGAATGCATACGGTGTTGTGAACCTCGGCTCTATCACGGCCCCTATGGTGATCGTGAAGAACCCAGGTCCGAACGACACCTCGAACCCTCTTAACATGTTCTCAACTGTCGGATGGAAAATGCCGTTCGCAGTCAAGACGCTCAACTCCAACTGGATCATTGAGATTAAGACTTCGACCGCAGGCGCGAATACTGCAACGTTCTAACCTTAGTTCTTGTGTG